CCCGGGTACGCCCCCTGAGACATCGAACTCTACGCCGGGGTCCCAGCCGCCGCCGGCAGCCGGACCGGCTGCAAAGCCTTCTGGCGGCGGGAGTTGCGTGGTAGTAACTGCGCCGGGAGCACCAGCCGCGGCACCCGCCGCGCCAGCAGGTTCGTAGGTCGGGAAAATCTTGGCACCCAAAGAAGCGCCCGGTACGTTGGCCGCGCCGGAACTGCCAAAGACCCCCTGCTCAAAAGAGCCTGAGATATCAGAGGCGGCGGCAAAGGGGGAAGTAAGCCCCTTGCTAAAGCCTTCAGCAAAAGTACCGGTGCCCGTGATGCCCCCCATTACGGCACCGCCAAGGTAGGACATCGCAACACCCTTCAGGACATCGCCCCAGGAGCCCCCGGTGGCCTTCGTGTATATCGCAGACGCCAGAAGACCGCCGATACCCGGCAAAATCATGTTGCCTAATGTTGCGACGATAAGAGGTGCCGCCATTTTGACGATCTTTTTGACACCCCGGAAAAGCTTCTTGAAGAAAAACTCCGGCAGCCCCGTATCCGGGTTGATGCTGTTAAGCTCGCTCCCCACCACGTATTCATCGGGGTTCAACCCCATGTCGCGCATCTGCGCGAACAGCATCTCCCTAACCTGGGGGTTTGCGTCTAAAACTTCCGTCGGAACGACCGTCTCGCCCTCGGCAGCGTGGACAACGTAAATGTCGCCGTTTCTGCCGAATTCCGCCAACCGCCCTGCCTGCTCCTGCATGGAGCCAATACCAACCGGAGCAAGATCGTAATCCGCAGAGGCGCGAATGAAAGATTCAATGCCGGTGTTTGATGGGGTATATGTTTGCTGTAGCATCACGATAGCTCCAATATGTTCGCAAAGACTTGAATCTTAGACGCAACATCGCAGTTGAAAACGAGCGTGTCTCCGGTCTCAAGAACAAAAGGACCCGTGAGCGACACGTCTGCGGTGGCAGAGGACGAGGCTAAAGTAGCCATCGTGACCTTCTGCAAGATCACCGTTACCGAAGCGGAGCTATCGGTTATTTTGGAGTATACCACCACCGCTCCCGTATGGCTATTGTACATGTTTATGTTTTTCACCAGCGCAACGGTGGCCGCTGGACAGGTGTAAGCGGTCACATCCCCAGTGGCCCCGACAATAGTGACGATGTTTTTGTACGCAGAAGCCATTAGTCCATAAACCAGTTCAGGCCGTTGGTGTCGTCTTCCCCGCTAATTATAGAAGGGATTTCAGTGCGGGTGAGGGCGTCCTCAAGGGTACGCACAAGGCGCATCATCGTATCAAAGTCGTATTCCGGTGTTACCAACGGAAGGGAGGTTTCAAGTAACTTTGCCACTAGCGCCGCCCGTCCGGTCGAATGTCCAACCGCACATCACCCAGGGTCCATGCGACATCCCCCGCGCTGCTTTCGACCCGAAGGACCGCCGAGCGCGACCGGGATCGGACAAAAGACTGTTGCGTGGTGCTTGTGACGGCGTTCGTGGAGTTGGTGGCAAGGGTGTCCCCCGGAAAATTACGGGTCTTCAGGACGTAGTTCACGGAAGTATCGGAATCCGAGCTTGTTATGTCTATATCCGGGATAATCCGGCTTATAAAAGCGAACTGGTCCCCGTCGCCGATAGAGAAGACCGAAGATTCAATAAACGGTGACATAGCCGTACCATCTGCCGTGGTCCCTGTTTCGTGGGCATAGATGTAGTTTAGACTGCTATCGACCCCCGCAGCCCGTGGCTTGTCGTGGAGACCGAAATCGACCCACGCGGTTCGTGACAAGGAGCCGATGTCCCAGGTGTTGTCCGCGTAATTGAATTTTGCATACCGGTCTATGTCATCACTGTCGGCAGAGCAATAGAACCAGAAGACCTCGTTAAACATCCGGTTGGACCCGGCAAAGAACTTCAGACTCTGCTCCTGGTTTATGTCGTCAAAGACATACCGAAGGACGGTGCAGGGGATGGCCTGTATTTGCCCCGCATACATGAAGAAGTTCTCTGTATCCATCCAGAAAACCCGGTCCGCGGCTGCCACCACCGCGTTGGGGGAAATGATGGAAGCATTGCTCGCCAGAAGATTAAACGAAAAGGTGAAGGGAGGGCCGACAAAACGCATGCTGTAAAGAGAGGCGTCGGTCCATATAAGAAGCTCCTGTCGGGTCTCGACGGCGGTGATTATCTCCGATCCGGACGAGAGACGCCGGGAGCCGGATGTATTAAATACAGTAGGCGTCCAATCAACCGCGTTTTCCTGATCGGACCAGCGAACAAGAAGAAGATCCTGCGCCGTAGTGCCAAGGGTATTTGCTCCCAGCGCGATTACATGCCGGTCTGTGTCCGAGACAATCACCTGTCTGGCTGTCGTCGGCGCATCGGAAGCGCCTGTCTGGCTGCTTAGTGCCGACGCCCTGTTACCCAGACCAAGCGTTGCATCCCAGTAGTAAATGTTATCATTCCGCACATTGAGGACAAGGTCCTCGCCGAAGTTGTCTTGTGACCATAAACGTGTTTCACCAGAAGTAAACGGAGCTACGGTATCACCCCATCCATAAAAGCCGTTGGCTTCTTTAACAATAACATCATCAGCGTGGGCGACAGCGGTAGTGCCCAGTGAACCACGAATAACGGTTGTTAAGTCGTTGCTTGATTTTGCTGTGTAAAAGATTAATTCATCGTCAATTTGTATCAAACCAGCAAAAGTAGCTGTTGCACCACTGGCATGGAGAGCTTGAGTAGTTCCACTAGCGCCCCGTGTGATATCACCAAGAACAGTGCCTGAGTTAGTCTTATACGAAATAAGTTCGCTGTCTATTTGAACTGTGCCTTTAGAAGGCATCCCAGAACTATCCGCTAAGTTTATGCTGGTGGCTCCAAAAGCTACCGCAGCACTTGTAGTGGTTGAGGCGGTTTCAAAATCAGAAGCAGACGTTAGATCTATTGAAGTTACACTGTCGTTTATGCCGCCGTCCAAGGTGGTTTGGGAATAGGTAAGGGTTTCACCACCCCAGTAACCGGAACCCCAACCGGGGCCAAGAAGGGACTCTTCAATACCAACATGAATTTGGTATACTGCGATAACAGCAGTGCCACCTCCAGCAGTAGAACCGGAAGTAGCACTTCCCCCTGTATCCAGCTTGTAGCTGTTGGCAGACACAACCTGCGTTATAATATGTTCCTTATTCAGGTCCGCCGTCGTAAGACCATCGGTAGCCGTTGCACCGCTAAAGGTAACATAATCCCCCTCCGCTGCCCCATGTCCAGTAGCAGTAACTGTAACCTCACCCGAACCAGCGCTACCTGTAGTGATGGGATTAGTTCCAAGAGTGGCCGTGGCTCTAACTGGTGTGATGTCGTTGTAGGTTCCGCCCTGTTCTATATAGAACTTTGTCTGCGTCCCCACCCCCATAAGCTTCAAGGCCCCAAGGGTGATCCAGTTCTTTAGCGACCGCACTGTTCCAAGGACGGACGAGCCGCTGACCTTGGACCAACCCCCTATCTTCTCGGGGCGACCTTTCCGGAAGCGGATCAAATCAGAATCAAACCAGCCCTGCTGGTCCGCAAAAGAAGTACTCTCGCGGTTAATTCCGGGTCGAAACTGGACTTTCGTCAGCGGCATATCATCTACTTACCAAGGAACCCCGGTCCCGTGAGTTGGCGTCTTGGATAATGTGATTTCCGCCGCCACCGCCGCCTCAATGCGAGTAACCTCGTCTGATCCCAAAGCCTCCTTGGCCCATTCAATGGCATTTGCTTCTGTTACAGAGGCATATGCGGTGAAACTGGACAAGTCGCTAGTATCAAGACTCACAGAACTATATCGGCGACCAGAATGAACCACATCATTTACTGTTTCTTCATCGGTTACTGTCCAATGGATGTCAGTAATAACGTCCGCCTCTCCGCCAAGCGACATTGTGCGATCACAGGCCGCTATTTTCCATGTTGCCGCCATGTTACTTTCCTTCCTCTGCTACTGCCTCGGAAGATTCAGCATCTTCTTCTTCCGAAGTCTTCATTGAGATCATAAATGCGTTTATAAATGCCTGTTCAGCGACCTTGGCCTGATCCAGTTCAAACATCAGATTTGCCGCTTTAGCCTTACAGGAGCGAATCTGCTTAATGATGTAGCTTTGCTCCTCGTTAAAGTCTTCCTCGGTGTATTCCGTACCGTTAAGGTTGACCACTTCTTCCACTTTATTCTCCTTCTAAAAACTTTCCATTTCCGCTTTCTTAGCGGTGAAGTCTTCAATCACCTTAGCCGTGTGGATCGTCCCCGTCGCCACGGCCTTAACCCGTGGGTCTTCGGCGTCGAGGTCAGCGCCCGGTTCGACTACGTGCCGGTGATAGGTGCGGGATATTTCCACACCGTCACGCTCAATAACTGTGTCCTTACGGACTTCCAATTGGCCGTCAGCAAGGACCGTGATTGTGCCAATTTCCTCTCGTTCTGTTAGTGCCATTTATTTTCTCCTATACAAAATATGTTAGACTGAAAGCAATGTGAACCGTCCCGCCTGTCGGCAAATCCCCAACAGCCATTGTTTCGGGGGTGCCAGCGTCCCTTAGGCCACGCAGGGTCAGCGTCGTTGAAGCGCTCCCCACTTGAACGGCAAATTGGGTGCTGTTTGCCGTGTCATTGACACCCTGAAGGGTGCTAATGGCCCCCGTTTCTGCATAATTAGTCAGCGAGCGTGACGTGAAAGGCAGCGTTTTTATTGCAAGGTTTCCGCTGGCCGAGGAGTGAGTGAATGTGCTGGTCCGCAGATTGAACATAATATCCACACGGTTGCCGACCTTAGTGTAAACGCCGACCTGTTGGCTGTAGGCAATATCCAGATCGCCCGGCGTTGAAAAAGTGAAAGTCGGCGTGAAAGTCCCTTCTTCGTAATCGTCGAGAGTGTTTGCATCTGCGGAGGCACTTTGCGTGGCTGGGAAAGTCACGCCTGCTGCGGTTGTGATAGCGCCCTTAAAATCGACCGACAGATCAGTCTGAGCCTCGAAAACAGAACCGTAAGAACCGCTGGCGGCTGCGTATGCAAGGATAAAGTCACCGCCTGTGACAGCATTTGTGTACATACCCCACTTGGCCCCGGAAGCAGCATTTGCCCCCCAGATTTCGATAGCACCGTTGGGTTGTGCATTACCGGCTATCCCCTGCAGGATGATTTTATCTGTTGCATTCGATCCCGTACCAGCACCGTTTGCCTCTATATGTAGCATCGCAAGCGGAGCGGCTATGCCAATGCCTAGCTGAGAAGCACCACCTAATATCAAGTCGTCAGCGGATTCGTCCCACAGCATGTAGGAACCGCTAGCCGCGCCGAAGAACTTAACGTCATAGCCGGTGTCGTCTACGCCTACCGTTATACTGTTATCAACCTGAACCGCCCCATCAATGTCTACTGCGTCAAGGTTTGTCGTGCCATCTACATCAATATCACCGGCGACTGTCAGCCCTGCCGCACCGACTAACTTCAGATCATCAGCACTCTCGTCCCAGAGCATATACGCGCCAGAGGTCGCCCCGAAGAACTTAACATCGTGGCCTGTATCGTCTACGCCGACTGTTAATGCTCCTCTTTGAACAACACCATCTGCTGTTGTATCCCATAACCAATATCTACTGGCAGTATCACCAAAGAACTTAACGTCATATCCGGTATCGTCCACGCCTACGGTGATAGTACTGTTGAACTGGGATGCGCCACCTTGCGTCAAAGCGCCGTCAATAGCTGCTACCCCCGTAACCTCCAGAGTTCCAATCTGAAGGTCTGCCAGAGCATCATAAACTACCGCCCCTGAACCGGCCCCGTCGCAGTAGACAATCGCGTTCTTACCATTCTGAACCGTGACATTAGCCCCGGAACCCTGTGTCAGGATTACTGTGTAAGGACCACTCGAACCTGAATCCGTAGTCGCATTCTCGACAATGAACCAGGCCGGTGACGTGTTCGGCGCTATCGTAACCGTATTGTTACCCCCAAGAGCGCCCGTGAACTTAATCACACGGTACATGCCGTCCTGAAGGTTCTCGGTTCCTGACCCCGGAGACGCTTCTCGAACCGTGAGAGTATGCGTTGTTCCGGACAAGGCTACCGCCTTATACGAGGCAATCCTGTCAAGGATATCGGCATTGTGGTTTGTAGTCGTACCCCAGGAACCGGCCTGTTCGCCGCTGCCAATTTTCTCAATGCCGAAGCCAGTTGTGTATGTAGAAGCCATGATCTTTTCCTATGCCGCTATATCTGTCCAGTCAGGGGTTTGTGAAGCATCAACCGCAGACCAGCTAGGTGTTTGTGAGCCATCAACCGCAGACCAGTCAGGGGTTTGTGAAGCATCAATAATACCCCAGACGTTTGATTCTCCTGTGCCGCCCGTGCCAGCAACGCCTGTAACCGTTGCTGTAATACTGGGAGTAATAACAACCGTGCCAACGGCCCCTGTGCCAGCAACGCCTGTAACCGTAACGCTGGGCGCATCCCCTGTAACCGTAACAGAACCAAGCGATCCCGTAGCCGAGACACCGGTAACCGTAACGCCAGCACCTGCTGCTGGAACAACTGTACCAACGGCCCCTGTGCCAGCAACGCCTGTAACGGTAGTTGTGATGCTGGGAGTAACGGTAACTGTGCCAACGGCACCTGTACCCGCAACGCCCGTAACATCGACGGCAATAGGAGAGTTCCACGCACCCTCATTCCAAGTGCCCCTCCCCCAGCCTGTGATGTTTGCCAAAGCATTATCCCCTACGCAATCCGGATAATCGCCGTACTAGCGGCGGCGACAGGAAACGCTATCGTAAACGTACCGGCAGTGCTGGTCTTGTTTCCGCCAAAATCCAGGGCACAAACGGCTTTATCACCGTTTGTATCGTTATAAATCAAGGCACCTCTGGCTGTAATGGTGGCGGTTGTATAGCTGTGGTCAGCAAAGTCCGTGAACCCGGTAGTCCCTGAAGTAGTAGGATTTACGTTAGTTAATGCCGTTCCTCCGGTAACATAACTGCCACTAGACGCAACTTCCCCTGTAGTGGTGAAAGCTGTAGTAGCCGCGCCCAAGGTTGCCGTAGTGGAACTCTTCCCCCCACTTCCTATAGCGTATAGAGACAGTTTAAAACTGTTCCCACCAGAGGCGTCAAAATCATGGGTGGCAGACAGTAGCTCACCCTTGAAGGAGGTACACATCGCGGTTGTAATTGCCATCTTAAAGGCTCCTTAAATTATTCGCCAGTTCAGGGAAACCCGCTTCTCTTAACTTGGCGGCAATAGTTGCTCTATCTTGGTCTACAGCACATCTCATGTAGTGGACTATAACCTCATGTACGGTATCTTTGAAAGCAATTGCCTGTTCACGAAGAGGCTCCGGAGCCTCTTTAGATACATAAAGTATCTTGTTTACAGCCATTTGAGCGGCTTCTTCCACAGAAAGACCCCTGTTATCCGTCGTTATTACCTCAACGTCACCTACAGAAAGCGAAACACCTACATCAAACATTTACGGCCTCTTTTAATAAAACCACCCTGTCGTGTCTCCCATACAGGACAGGTTCATCAACTGTCGGCTCTGGAGGAGCGGCTTCTGACTTCTTGGCTACCGTTAAAGAGCCCTCTGAAAAAGACAAAACCAGAGGATCATCAAGCCGGTGATATCCGTAAAGCTTCTCTTCTTCAGGGACGTTGGTATCCAAAAGGGTGGAATCATGGGCAACTTCCACCTTCATACCCCGTGCAATAGCCGCGGAAAGCCAAAACTCGGCACAAGCCCTTCCCGCCTCCGCCATAACCAGGTTCGACTTATAGGAGTAATCAATTCCGTACAGATAGAGTTTCTTAACCTTATGATACATAGCAAAAGCTATGGCATAGGGGATCGTGTTGTTGAAATAGCAAAGTCCCGTATCCTTGACCACTTCTTCGAGAGGATACAGAACAGCGCCGGGAACCCTTTTGTCCAAGGTGCAGGTGTAGATTGGTCCGGGGTGTTCTCCCAAGATTTTCCGCATCGCATCCGTCTGGGCACCCGCATTTTCGGTATCCAGGAACCTCGATGCCGGATCCATCATAAAAACGCGGTCATGCTTGATCGGGACCATCATGGAGTTGATAGCCCAAATCTCGTCAAACGACTTTCCATTCGCCACAGAAGAGGTAAAAGTGCCTTGTGTCCCGCCAAGACCTACAATGGCGACCTCTGCACCGTTCAAGTCCTTATTCATCACTGGACTGCTTTTCTGACAACATCGTACCTGTACTGATCCTGGGTCTGCTCGGCTTCCCCTAAATTCTTCAGCCATTGGATGGATTCTTGGAACCTGCTGTTATAAAGCGTCAGTAGTTCCGTTTCGCCTTTCATAAAGGTATAGGCTTCCATCAGGCTGCCGTATAAGAGGCATAGCTCCGCATTTGTACCAAGCCAACTTGTCCCATCGTCAGATGCAGTAATAGACTGGGGGCGGTAGAAATAGTGCAGTTCGGCTGCGTAGTTACCATCCGGCGTAGGAGCCATGATAAAACTATCTTCGTCCCAGTCTCCATAATACTTGGGCACACCCGTGGTGGTCGGGTCTGGTGTGTAATCCTGGAGGAAGGTCACATGCTTGTATCTAAGGAACTCGTTATTGGAACTGTTCACAACACTCAGGGAGAAGGGGGCCAGGAAATCTGTCGGCTTCGCCAAGAACTTCACCGATTGGGTGACCGTACCCGACACATTCTTCCTGAAGTCATCTAACTGACACTCTTTCAGAATGCGCTCTTCCGCGTTCAGGATAAATCGGGGTAGCTGGTTTACGAAGGTCGTCTCCGTATTGTCCGTATAATCCTGAATAGCGGTCTTTAATGTTGTGAAAGTAAAAGCCATTTCATGCGCTCACGGTTATGGGGCCCGCAGATGCGATCCCACCGCCCCCTGCTACATCACCCGTTGTTGCGGTCCCACTACTGGCGCTAAACGTGTAACTACTGTCATCAACTTTAGTTATGGAATACCCGACGGAACTTTCCACCGTTGCCGAAGAAAACCCGTCAAAAGGGTCGACATCGCGAAACCGGACGGTATCGTCCGTGCTTCTTCCATGCCCAGGTTCCGTAACTGTTATGGTCGCAGACCCACTACTCCCCGAACGAAAAGCGTCAAAGGGAAGAAGAACGGTAACCGCCGGCTCCGTCCTGTCGGGTCGTGGATTACGCAGGGCTTGCGGGTCTGCGGGGGTTTTCAAGACCGTCAACTGGGGCTGCTTGGATTCCCACTCATCCTTGCCAACGAGCATTCCGGTCCACTCTTTCCGCATGTCTCTCAAACGATATGCGGCACCGGAACGGTCCGAAATGCCCAAGGCATGCTTGTTTGAAGCAAACCGTGCCATTACGCTGTTCCGCTTAGATAGCTGTATGAAGGAACAATACTAAAGCTTGCGCGATCTCGGTCTTCCTCGGCGGCTCTGAGGAACTCCTCCTCATAGACGGCCTTTAGGAATTGCATCCTATCTGGGGCTCTTTTCATTGAAATATAGTAAGCCAGACCCGCTGCAAGACAGGGGTAAAACCTGAAGGGAACCTCGACGGTATTTATTGACGAATCCGCATCATCTATTCGGATAAGGCGGTCGTAAATTATAACATCCGTGCTGTTCTCAGGGGTGAGCCAGACCTTAATGACCGGCGTTATCTGTCGATCTACATAGAACTGTATAGGCCTTCCCGTGGACGACTTTGTAGGAATGCTTAGATAGTCGTCCCGGCTAATTCGGCTAATAGAAATATCAGAGTCGCTGCGACGAACTACGGCGGACAAGACATCAATGGTAGATCGAACGTCATCAAGGCTGGGACTTGCGCTAATCGTTGTGCTAGCCAAGCTGGTTCCACCTGTTATGGTTTCCCCGGACGTAAACGTGCCCGAGGGTACTGTCAGAGTTACCGTCGTAGCGCTCGGCTTCGTTATGATGGATGCAGTTACCGCGCTGGTTCCGCCTGTTATGGTCTCCCCAAGAGTCAAGCTCGCAGAAGACCCGACCGTGGCAGTTATCGTTCCCGCAGGATACGACGAAATACCAGAAGCGACGGTCTGGCTGACTTGGTTTATAGTCCAGCGGTTAAGGCCGCGATTAGCCCAGTCTGCAAACAAGAAGTTCATAGATCGGCGGGCAGTCTCTCCGTCGTAACCTGTACGAAATTCAAGGCCGCAACGTTCAAAAGCCTCTTCTACGTAGTCTGCTACATTAGGTTCAAAATCCTTAGATCCGGAAACAGCCATTGTGTTTTAAACCTTCCTTTATCCCCAAAGAGCAGACTTTATAGCAACCCCCAAGTGACCCAGGACCATGAACCCTACAGCCCACATAAACTTCTGAGCACCGTCCAACGACTTCTGTATGTGAGATAAGTCGTTGTTTTTTATAGTATCCAGCTTCTGGTCCAGCAGCCTTATATCTCCGCGAATCTCCAGGATTTCCAACTCATTTTTGCGTCCTAGATCTTTAGCCATTCCTCAAGCCCCTATGCGTACTCTTTCAAACAGTAAAGGACTATTGAGTAAGTATCTCCGCTTCCGTGTCCCACAGTTGTAAGCTGAATGTCTCCCGTTTTACCACCAGAGGCGGCAACATTGGGAAGACCACTGATATCAGAGTAGTCCAATGTGTCTGAATAATCTGCCGGGAGTTCTGCTGCGATAACATCAGTGGAGGCGTCCCAAAGGACTTTGACACCCATGCCAACATTGGTGAACGTAATCTTCTCGATACGAACACCCGTGCAGGCCGTCCCGTCTTGCAAGGACGAAAGTGCCGAAACGTCTACTTTGGTAACGGCGGCTTCACCAGACCCGTCGCTTGTATTCGTGCAGTAGATTATAGCCTTTTTAGGCCCGTCCTGCACGGTTGTAGCAGTTACAGCATCAGCCATCACAATCTCCTTTCAGAAAGAGTGGGGAGCCTACCCCCCACTCTAATCTATGCAATCTGCACGTATTCAATAATGAACGTAAAGGAGCCTGCCGTGGTGGCATCCACCGTATTAGTGATGTTGCAGTAAATGGTTCTCGCGGCAGAAGTGTACTGAACAGAGGCCGGAGCAGTCGTTCCGTCCTGCGTCTGAAGAACAAGACTGGTTACCGTGACGTTACCCAGTACAACGGTAGTCCCGGCGTCCAAAATTTCGTCTGTTTGCGCCGCAACAATCTGAGCACCGGAACTGGAGGTTCCGACCTCGTAACCAATATCGCCAGATCCAATTACTGGAGCCGTCGCACAGAATATCTTGATGTTAGTGATGATGGTATTGGCGGGTTGTGTGAACTCACCAATCGCAGGGCTGTCGCCAGCAGTCGTATTAACAGTAACGCCTGTGGCGTAACCAACATGCTGGATATATTTGTTAGTGAAGATACCAGTAGATGCAACAGAAGAAGTTTCTGTGACAGCCCCGGTAGTCGCGGCAATATTTATAACCTTGAAGCCGTTTTCCGAACGAACGGCACCGCTAAAGGTCGTGTTAGCCATCGGCTATCCTCCTTACGAGAGATTTGCCCTAGAGTCTTCGTAAGCGTCTGCTGGGACAGTCGCTAGGGCTATGATTCCCAGAAAGTGGGGGAGAGTTTCCCCTCCCCCTTTTCTTACGCGCCCGGAGACCCGAAGATTCCGCGAGGGTCAGACCAGCCAAACGCATAGCGTTCGCGAGCCTTGTACCGCACGTTACCAGTGTCGAAATCGCCTTCCATGGAAGTCCGCACAGCCGTTCGGTTAAACCCTTTCAGGCCGTTCGGGGCATCCGTCATAATGAAAAACGCATCCGTGTCACTCAGGAAGTGGTTAACGGCATAGCCTTCCGGAAGCATACCCATGTTCCGAATGGCATTAACGTCGTTATCCGCAGTACCCGGACGGAGAGTGGACTCAAGCAGACGATCCGCAGTGAACTGAAGCTCCTTTGGAATAATCAGCTTCATTCCACGCACCGCAACTTTAAGCCCGCGCTCATCAACAAAACTAGCAATATCAATCAGAGACTGCTCAAGACTTGTCTCGTTAAGATCTGCTGCCGTTGAAAGTTCGTTCCGGAAAGTGCTGCCTGTAACAAGCGGATGGTCCGTAGCACAAAGCTCCTTCGCATCGCCACCCGTATACGTGCTGTCAAACGCATTGTTAAGAACCGCGGCGGCCTTAACCTGCTTTGTCTGACTCATACTACGAGCAAGGGCCTTCGTGTAACGGCCCGCAAGCCGGTCATAAAGGTTATCCTCAACAGCTTCCTCCGTAATCGAAAACGCAAGCGCAATCGTCTCCATCGTATAACGAGCAGTGTAAGCTTCCTGCGCGTCATCAAAAGATACTGCACTTCCTTCTGATTTAGTGGGGGCGCTCCCAAAACCGGAAAGCATCACCTCTTCCTCAAAAGCACGATCCGAACTTTCCATAGAAAAGATCGCTTCGTGTTCCCGATCATATTGATCGTACTCCATTCCGAACAATGCGTTCAGGCCGGGTTCCAACTCCTTTACGAGTTGCGCTCTACTAATAGCCATTTTCTAACCCTCCTATACGCCGGTTGTCGAAGGCGTACCAGCCGCAATAGCGCCGTTGTTGCTATTGAAGTGGTTGTTAAGGCGGACGATGGCCCCGATACCCGCAGACGAGAAGTCTTCGTTCATCGAATCCTCTACCCAGCCCATAACCCGCATCTGCAACGCCGCCGTTGTTGCAATTGTACTGATTGCGAGGCGACCCAGCGAAATACCCGTTGCATCTGTCCCCGTTATAGCGGTTGAGAAGTTGGCATTCGCAAACACTCCGGCACGAGCCGTAGCCTTGCTAGTCCAAGTGGCATCCGTTGCAATCACATAAAGCTGCATTGGGTCATCGTTGATATACGCCTTGACAGGGTGGTTGCTGTCTGCCCCGGAACCGGGCCAGTAGTTACTCCAGGTTGGTTTCCCAGTGGTACTTGAAACGTACTCGCAACCTTGAAAGACACCCAACAGGCCTACTGTACCACCAGCCGCAGCGCCGGGAGCGCCAATATAGCCGGTAGACAGTGGAATCACGGGTTCCCCGTGATAAAGCTTGTCAGTGTTGCCGTTCGCAATTTCATATAGCGAGTAGTTCGAAGTAGCAGTGGAATTGGCCGCGCCGCCCATCTTGTTGAGCGGACGGAGGCCAAAGCTTCCGTTAATGTTAGCCATTTCTCATGCTCCTCAAAGCAAAAGGGTTCAAAACAATAAGGCCTACACGTTGCTACGTTTAGGACCTCCAAATGTTACACGCGATTGTCGTTCAGGCTTCTGAATCGCCATCGAATGGTGCTGCGTCTCCTTCATAAGATCATTGTCAACCGCAGTCATTGCATCAGAACTCATCTGATTAAAGTATGACTTGCGCTCCTCAATAATCTCAATCGGAATACGTGCCAGCAACAAGCCGCCCACGCCAAAAACACCTTCATAGTGTCCGCTGTCTACGGTGGGGGACTCAAACTCAGGGTATTCCTCTTTTCGAACCAGTTCCCACCCCTCTCTCATACGAGCGGAAACATTCTTACGGTCGTCAAAGCCCCTGATTTCGGCTCTTATCCACCTATGGACAAAGCCTTCTGGCGGGTCCGGTGCATCCAATATGGATGGGGGTCTCCAAGGTTGCCTGCGGGGGTCAGCCGTTCGGGTCTTAGAAGCGCGAGGAGACCGCTCAATATTTTCTTCAGACATCGTCATCTCCTAGCGTTTGTATTTCGCGTACTGATCCAGAGGAACTCCAAGCTTCTTTGCTATTGCAACCTCGCTTGGAGATAATCTCACTGTTTTGCGCCCGGATGATCCGGAGCGAGTAGCAGAAGCAACCGCCTGTTGGGGGCGGCGTACTTCTGTGGCAGATCGCGATCCATTAAACCTGTGCGGGAACGCAATCTTAATTCTCTTGTCAATCTCATCGTAATACTCAGGACTTTCCGTGTCAAAGCCTTCTTCTTCGACCAAAGTCTTGTGTATGCCAAACGCCGCGAACGTCATCGCGTCATCTTCGCCAAACCAACTGTTGCGTTGAGCCCATGTCAGCGCTTTAGGATCTGCTCGAATAGGAACCGGTTGTTGTTGCTGTTGAACCTGTTGCTGTTGCTGGTGTTGCTGCTGGTACTGCTGGTACTGCGCGGCCTGCGACTGTTGCTGTTTAGCACTGCGGACCCGTTCTTCTTCAATCGCCAACTGAGCCAGTTTTTTGTTGAGATCCACTTGAGCCGAAGTGTCATTCGTAGCAATCGCAGTTTCCAGGTCCCGGGACAAAGAGTCAGCCTGCGTGGCAACCCTGTCGCCATACTCTGCAACATACCCTTGATCCAAGTCCTGTACGCGGGTTCTAAGCTGGGTGTTTTCTGCTTGTATATTCCTCGCGTAATCAACCGCAGCGGCTTGTTGCCGCTCCATTTCTCGGGCTTTTTTAGTAAGCTTGTCAATACGACGCTTGACCTTCTTACTGTATTCCAGGTGCTCTTCTTCTGGGTTTTCGTTGTCGGCATCTTCTGGATTAAGCTCCAGAGGCTCTACTTCCACGTCAACGGATTGTCCCGAATCCGGGATATCCACAACTAGCTCTTCTTGGTCGGTATCTGGCATGGTATCGTTCCCATGTTAAAAATGCAGGATGTCTTCGGGATCCTGAATAACCGCAATGACCTCATCGTCATTTAAAACACGCACTTCGCCGCCGTCAATCTTAAAACGAGCGCCCGCGTAACGCCCAAAGATAATCCAGTCTTTTTCCGCGCACCACGCTCCGCCGGGGAACTTCTTCTTATCCGCATAAGCCAGAGGTCCTACCTTTAGTACATAACCGCAAACCGTGCCTACTGATTCCCTGTCCACAATGGCATCCGGAAGCAGAACTCCGCCTTCCGTGCGCCCCTTCCCCCGAAAAGGAAGGATAAGAAGCCTCCACCCCGTAGGAGAGGGCAGTCTTTCAAAAGTATCGGAATCTATCTTGCTGGGATCCAGAACGCGTTCTTCTGGCTTAACGTAGGCCGGATCTATGGACACTAGATTATCAGACTTTTCAGGTCTTTCAGACATTAGTCCGCCTTTTCTAAGATTTCTCTCAACTCCTGACTTATATAGTCTAAAGACTCAACGTTGCCAACAAGTTGTTTATATTCTTCGTAACTTGCCACCGTTCCAGCCGACATCATTTCCGAGATCCTGTCCCGGCGCTCTCGAATGGATTTTAAAAGATGTTCTGCAAGCAATATTCCGTCCATCGTATCTCCTCGACAGAAAACTTCAAAAAAGGGGCCTTATTCCCCCTCAAATGGTTGGGGCATTTCCCCTACACGAACCCATAGCGGTGTTTGATCCCCAACCCAAGCGCCCGCTATGTTAAGTTCATAGAACTCAAGGGCTTCCTCATATGTCATCTCGTCCCGAGCAACAAGAATTTCGAGAACTTTCTCCACATTATAAGCCACAATGTCGGGCTGCCCGCACCTCGCGCCAACACCTATGATTGCGTCGTCAAGGCCGTCTGCTATAAGCATCTCCACTTTATTTAGACCTCCCTAGGCTGCTCTTTGGTTTCACGGCTGCTTCGTAGTATACAATAATCTGCTTCTGCTGCTCTATAAACCGCTTTAACTCGGCCATGTTAAGGGCCAGAGTCTCGTAATCTCGAACCGAGATAGCATAAAATAACAGGTCGCCGTTTTCTTTTGTGAACCGCTTTTTAAACGCCGGAAAGGTGTCTTCCGTAACCACATAAAAGTGGATGTTGCTCAGAGAGATCGGGCGCGGGCGGTTCTGCGTGGGTATCTTGCGCTCGACCTCCACCGTTTTGATCTCCAGAGGGAGAATCTTCTTAAAGCTGGTGCACCCGCTATTTAACAGCAGCAGGGGTAGGAGGGACAGCACCAGATATCTTCTCCAGTGACCTGAACAATTTCTTGGTTCCATTGTTGATCTTCTTCTCCACGAGTCGCGGCTTTCGAAGGCTAAGTTTCGCCAAATTATGCTTCCGCAGTTTGCCTATGAGCACATTTTTATAGCTATTTGCTTTGTCCAGATTCGTCCGAAGCTCCTTGTTCAGTTCCGCGAACTTCTCACGGTCTTCAATCATGGCGTTGATCGTGTCGTCCTGTAGCTGCTTGGCGGTCTCCAGCTTGGCGGTGTTTTCCGTGAGAATGCGGATACGTTCCTGGCTATCTTTATAGTAGTAGTACGCTCCATAAGCGCTGCCGCCCACTAGCCCGAGGACTATAATCAGCAGGTAAATTTTAAGCATCATTTCTTCCGCGCCATATGCGCCGTCAACATGATAATAACCGCGATGACTAATCCCATGAGTAATATTTCACCGAGGGTAAACGGGATCATCATCTTATTTACCTTTAGCCATGTAGGCCGTCATGCCCATATAGGCTCCGATAACTCCAGCCTGACCGATATAAAACAGGCCGAAAAGGTCCGATAACGCCTTTATTCTGGCATCCGGGAAGATAGGTAGAAACACAGCAAGCGTAAAGACCAACATTGATCCCATCGCCACCCACGCCATCTGACGCTGAGCGTCCGCCTTCTCGTGCTTCGACAAGGCGTCCACCGCCGCCAGTTCGGCATCGCTGACAACACCATCGCCATCGAGATCAAGTTCGTTAAACGCGCTGTCTTTCTGTAACTTCTTTTGGGGCATGTCTAACTCTCCGCGAAAGCCTTCAACATGAACGCCCCATCGATTTCCTCTATCCGGGATTCCAATATATGGACTGCCGTGTGCAACGACCCAGTGCCGGAAGGCTCATAGCGACCTCTCAATATCGCAACCTCCAGTAGTAGTGCTTTCTTGTGTTCGTTCGCTTCTTCGAAAGTCATTAATCACCTCTTCAGGAGTGGGTTGTTTAAGGCATCACGCAGCTTCTTGTCCTGACGCTTCTCGAACACGTTCAACTTGGCGTCGATCCCATTAATCTTGGCATCAAAGCGACCAGACGCAGATTCGGTAATGTCGCGGATATTCTTCTCGGACTGACGTGCAGTGGTAGTAACTCGATTGATTTTGGCATCAAAACGCTCATTTGCGCTCGCTGCAATACCGCGCATGGTCTTCTCAGCCTGTCTCATAGCCGCACGGGTCTCTGTATCGAGGGTACGGGCGCGTTTATCGACCGCAGAGATGGCGTTTTCCAAGGATGCAGCGTCAGATCGTGCATCCTGCCGCGTATCACGCACAATTCCTTGTACTTCGAGCACCCGATTGCGAACTGAAGCCATTTCCTTGGTCACTGTGACCATAGTTTTGCTCATAACGGCCAGTTTCTTATCAAAACCGCTTAAATCAGGCGCTGTATAGGAAGAAATCTGCTCTTTCATGTCCATATAGTCCTTGTAAACCTCAAAAGCACCGTACAAACCGCCTACAAAGGTCGATAAACCCACCATTACGGCGAGCATCTTGCCCCCTTTGAACTTTACACCGCCAACCTCGACCTCAGCCATCTACTTGCTCCATTGACTTTCGACCAGCGCGTTATGTACCGCTGATGCCTGTCCGCTAAAGCGATAATTCGTCATTCTGTCCACCATACTGGGACCGTCCGGCATGGTAGATGTGGAAAAGAACCCCTTCGCCGCGTCAGGAATGCCCGGCCCCTTAAATAACCCCCTGTTTTGAGCAATTATCCCCATCGCCACTAATGTAACAGTCTGGGCGGCAGCGCCGTATTTCTGGCTTGGCGCAATGGCATCCACAACCGCCTGTGCCGCTATCGCCGGAGTCACGGGCGCGGAGACCGGAACCTCTGATGACGCCGACGCCGTGGCTGCTTTCCGCCGTGCCGCGGGCTTTGTTGATTTGCTCGTCGCCTTTGGTGCGGGTTCAACCGCCGCCTCAATCTCCGCTTCCGCCTGTGATTCCTGCTCCTGCTGCGTTTCAGAAACCGGGGCTATCGGCTGGATGGTGGGAGCAACCGGTTCTGGCGGCGGGGCCGGGGTGGCGGGCGTCGCAGCACTCGCCGGAGCCACCGTTTCAGAAACCGTGGAGGTGGCTGATACAGCAGGAGGAGGTGCTGATGTAGCAGCAACCGTATATGTGGGCAGAGCAGCAACAACCGGGGCCGAGAAAGTCTCCGTCGGTGCGGTGGTCGCTGTGGTCGCTTGAATGATGTCCTGCGTCTCCGTCTCAATGTAGTCGGTAATATCCACCTGTACCTCCTCCTGAACGAAAGCGGTCTGGTAGTCGATGGTCAGGCTGGGGTTGCTGAATTGGGGGCCATAGAACCCAGTCGGATATCCAGCGTCGATTCCAAAAAGCTCAAGAATACCGGTCAACGCACCGTAGCTGTTAGTTGCGACGACATCAGCGAAAGTGAAATCCTGAAGGCCCGCAAAGTCCATTTCCTCCTCGTGGGTGAAGGTCTCGACCGTTGTGCCGGCATCCTGAAGCGTGATCGTCAGCGTGAAGATGTCGCGGCAGTCGCCAGACTGCAAAACACCGTTAGCACAAGTAGAAAGCTGGGCATTACTCGAATGACTGTGGATCGTGAGGGCTGAGTTCAGCGTAAATCCCTGATTGATCTCGGCCTCGGTCAGTGGAACGTCGAAACTGGACGTATAAGTGCCGCCGCCCCCCGTTGTTCCAGAGGTGCAGTACGCACCACTGTTGCACCCGTGACCAGTGCCATAGGAAGTGCCGCCAGATGTTGTGAAATCTTCCATACCCGGTGCAAGGTTCCCGGTCGTGAGTTCCTCGGCAAAGGCCGGAGCACAGAACAGGCAACTCAGGAGAAACAGAGATGTAGCCTTCATTCTGGATACTCACCGGAATCGTCGGCAGGTTCCTCGGCAGACTCTTTCGCCGCCTTCGCCGCCTCTATCGCGTCCGCCTTCTTGCGGGCGTCCCGTCGTAGTTTGGTGCCCTCCGGCGCTTCGGAGGGGTTTTCAACCCAACTCTCCTTAGCCTGCGTTCCAATCTTGCCCTCGTAAGGGCAGGGCGTCCCCGCCGACATCATGGCATCAAAAACGCGAGCGTCCTGACACAGGAGCGATACCGCCGCGACTTTCAACCCAGCGCCATACAACGTGCGGCTTAACTTCAGAATCTCGCAATTCTTGTCTCGTACCGTGCCGCCACCGGACACACCAAACAAAGAGGTCTGCACCGCACCAGAAACCCCCGTCACACA